TTCCCGTTAATTTCAGCAGCGCAAACCCTGCCTTCACCAGCAACAGTAATCCCGTATTTCACAGTATGCCGTTCATGCCGTACATCACGGACCCGCTGCCTGCTGACTTCGGCCTGACCTTCCACTATGCCACCAACACCTTCAGCCCTGGTGACACGTTCGTCGTGAGCGCAGGCACTGAAGAGTGGGAGGTGCTTGACTTTGCCGCCAACGCTTCTGCCGTCACAGGCGCCTCTCCGCTGTTCCTGGCGAGGATGGTCTGATGGCCGCCATCAATCAGAGTCCGTCAGGGCAGACCAGCGTCACGCTCTCTGGCATCAGCCTCAATGGCATCACCGCCACAGCGTCGCCCTACTGGGAATCCACGAAGATTGTGCAAGGCGGAAGTTTTGCCGTTTCGCTTGGCTCCGTCACTACCAACATCACCACCGAAGCCATCCTCGCCGGACTGGTGACAGTTACTGATGCACTGGGCAACACTGCAATGATTGCCAACGCCAATAATCCTCCCGCCGTGGTAAGCCTAGAGGATGATGCTCTAGTTGCAGTGGCAGACACCGACTCACCATCGCTGACCATTTTTGGAGCAGCACTTACTCCCTAACGTTTATGGCTGACAACCCGTGGACAACAACTACTACCAGCTCTATTGCAGAAAGCCTGGGCGTGTTCATCCTTGATGGGATGAGCGGACGCACGCAGGCATTAGAAGTTGAGGGCATTGAAAGCGTTGCAGTGCAGAGTAAGTTTGTGGTGTCCGATTCTGCGGCTGAGGCGCCGCTTGGTTACACCATTTCAGGTGAAAGTACATTGGCCGCGTACAACACCAATCCATCGTCTTTTGGGTTTTACTTTGGAACCACCACAGGCGTGCAACTGAACGGGCTTGGATTTGCTTCTCAGGCGGGTTGGGGAAGTGGCACCACTTATACAGTGAAGCTGTGGTCCATCGAGAACGGTGGATCTACCCCAGAAGACTACACAGAATTAGCTAGCGCCACTTTTGTCCACGGCAATACCTACACACTTCGTAATGGATACTTCTGGCAATCCGTTTCACCAGTTGTCAGTCTTCCAGACTCATCTTTGTCTGACGGTTACGTCATTGCTGCTATTGGTAATTTCTCTGGCAGTGGCGGTAATGTTCAGTGCCAAACAGGAACAGCCATTTTTGACGCTAGATTTGTTAACGGTGTCAATGGGTTCAATGATGCCACGGACGTGTCTGGCTTTTATCCTATTCCTGTTTTTGATGGAGGAGTTGGGAGTACAGGCTTTTTCAATGCCAACTTCTCTTGCGTTCCGACTTAAAGATGATAAGCCTTTCTTGCAAAGATTATCCCACCCGCCGCACCATTTCCAAACACCTAATCATCATCACGCGCCTCTTCGTGCTTTAAGCTAGATGCAGAGCAGAAATAGCCATGCAGTCTCCTGGTTCCTACGACATTACCATCTATCAAGGGGCAACGTTTGAGCTTGAACTGGAGTATGCCGACGAGAACAATACGCCCGTCAACATGAGCGGCTATACCGTTAGCGGTCAACTATGGAACAGGCTAGGCACTTCTCGCCTTGCCACGTTTACAACGCAATGGACAGCGCAGGCTAGCGGCATGTTCAAGCTGACACTGCCTGCTTCTACGACAAGCGGCATCATAGAGCAAGGACGCTACGATGTTTTAGTGACAGAGCCTGGCGGCGTCAAGTATTACATCTTGGAAGGTTCTGCGCTATGGAATCCCGGATTGAGTTATAGGCCATGACCATAGCAGCAACGGAAAACGGCAGGCGCGTTGTCATACAAGCACCTACCACAAGGATTGTTACAGTCAACTCACCGGGCACTCAAGGTATTCCGGGGAAAACTGCTTATGAAGTGGCAGTTGAAGAGGGGTTTGTTGGCACTGAGGCGCAATGGCTGGCGTCACTGGTGGGTGCGACCGGCCCTGCGGGCCCGACTGGCCCTCAAGGGGAAACTGGGCCTGCTGGTGCGACAGGCGCCACCGGTCCTCAGGGTCCGCAAGGGGAAACCGGCCCGATTGGCCCCGAGGGTCCGGCTGGCCCGGCCGGCACTGGCTTCGCCGGATACGCGGCAGGTAACTGGATTAGTCCTGTTACAGGCCCCATAAGTAACGGATTCCCGCTTAGCGCCAACACCATCTATCTTTATCCCTTTGTCCCTCAACGATCAATCTCCGTCGATCAAATCGGCGCACGAGTTACCAATGCCTCTTCAGGCAGTACGGTGCAGCTCGCTATTTACGCCTCCTTGAATGGCCTGCCAACTGGCAATCCTCTGGCAACAACTAGCAGCTTAAGTTCTGCAACTGCCGGCTTGGTGACGGCTGCAGTGACTCCTTTTAGTCTTGTCGCGGGTCAAATGTATTGGATGGCGACAATCTCAAGCGGCACGCCACAACTGCAGTCCTTGGCAGGCGCCAGCAACTATGCATCCCACATTCTTGGATCACCGTCGCTCATTGACATCAGTTCCGCTAACTCAATCACTGCTCATTTTTGGTTTGTAGCTCACACCTTCGGCACATGGCCGAACCTAACAGGTGCGGCTATAACCATAGGACAAAACGTCGTCCGCGCCGCCATTACCTACCTCAGAGTCAGCGCCCTTCCCTGATCATGGCTATTCACTACGGTTCCGCCACTATCACAATCATCGACGATCGCGACCCAGATCGGCCTGCCATCATTCTGCCGGCAAGCACCTCACCGGATGAAGTGGCTGCTGCTGCTGCTGAGTTCCTGCCCCCCGAGCCCAACTTCGATGCCTTCGGGCTGTGGCTGCTCACCACCCCAGAGGTCCAGGCGGCCTATGACCTCGCCCTTGCCAGCAACGCGATCACCGCCTGCAGCCTGCCAGGCGCTGTGCTGGCTGCAGCGGCCGGTGAGATCAAGCACCTTCGCCTAGCCCTGCTGCTGCTCCGTGGTCAGGGCCTGCTGGCGGACGAAGTGCTGATTGCCATGGCGCAGGCTGCTGCAGCGTGCCACCTGCCGCCAGAGTTCCTGCAGGTATTTCAGACAGTCTGATGCCGCTCCAGCTTGCCTATTCTTGCGACAGCACTTGTTAACTCTTGATTGCTTAGTGTTTCCGTCTGTACTGACAGGAAAGCGAAAATGCTGCAACGCAGCAAGAAGTAAGACCCCAAACAATCAACGCAGTGGCAATCATCGTTCTACAGCGATGTACCAGCCAGTGCCAGGACCATCTACCTCCCATCGCTTCAACCAGTTCTGACGGCTGTAAGCAATAGCCTCTCCCTTGGAATGGTTAACGTAGCCGCCATTCACCATGTCGGCCTCTCCATTGGGATCGTTATGAATGAATGTCGATGGGGAGAAGCCTGTAACGACAGACCAATGGCCACTTCCCGAGGGTGCGCTTGCCGGCCCTTTATGGAGCCATCCAACAAGCACTGGTCGAACTGCACGCAGCTCTTTCTCAAGCATTGCAGCAGTGCCGTTAGTGGCAAATCGAGCGTTCAAGCCCAAGCTCTTGAGGGCTTTTACATGGGCGTTGCCATCAGTGGTATCGCCAAACTTGGCACGCACCTTGTTGTACTCATCGTCGTTCTTGATCTTCCCGTAAAACTTGGCCACCATCGCAGCAGCACTGCTGAAGCACTCTCGATAGCCAGTACCAGAAGCGTTATCATTCTGATACTCATACGGCACCGTCAGCAGAATGTTTGACGGCAGAGTAGGAAGCACAGAGGTGGGAGGGGCTGGCTTGATAATTGATGCCGGAGCATTGGCGTTCATTGTCTTAATCAACTTCTCCGCATAGAACGGGTCGGTTGCATAGCCTTCTTTCACCAACTGCCTGGCAGCGTCGTCTCTGCTGACTGCATTATTGACACCCTTGAAACCATCAAAGTCTCTATACCAGCGAGTGACGAGATAGTTGACACAAGCGCGAATACTTGGGAAGTTGATGAAGCTCTCCCTGACGGACACTTCCTTCCCATTGACCACTTCCTTCGTCTCGACAATCTTGCCCGATCCCTTGAGCCCGAAGTAGTTGTTGGTGCCACTGGTGTATTTCCCCCATCCCGATTCAATGGCCCATTGTGCAGCCGCAAGCTCGGGGTACTTAGCGCCAGCTTCTTTCGCCATCGTGGCAATGCCTTGCCAGGAATTAGTGCCATCTTGATCCTTGGACGGCACTGCAGCCCTGAACATCTCCAAAAACTCTTCCTGCTTCTCCTTTGGAAACTGCTCCCACGCCCACTGCCAGGCAGCATCCTGATGGGGCAATGGCGAAGAGGGGTCGGTGTGACGTGCTGCCTGAAGAAAGTTGCTCATGATTCAGGACTGGCTAGTTCAATTCTCGTCTTCAGGCAGGAACCGCCCATGGCGATCACGGGGGCGATTGCGCTTCTTGTCGCGGCGCTTCAGCTCGTAGGGGAACACTTCCGACCCTACGCGCAGCACGGCTTGAATGACGGAGTTTTCCTTGTACTTCGACATGCCAATGAGTTCGCTCAAGGCAAATAGCCCAAAGCCAATCAACACTTCAACGTTGGGTTCCATAATGAGCCTAGACAATGGTTGTAGCCTAGCAAGGAGACAGCGTTTGGCTACCTGCCTATCTCAAGGCTTCTCACGCGATTCTCTAGTTCCTTCACATTTTCAGTGAGAGCCTCTAAGTTTTCAGTGATACCTTCAATCTGAGTGGTAATGCGTGTTTGCTGATTGCCAATGGCAATCATCATGCCGCCAGAAGCCATGAGCATTCCGGCCGTGAGGGTAGCAGCAATGCTAGAAATGGCTTCGCGCACTGTTCAAAGAAGTGTTTTCATCATTCTAATCCGCAGCATAATGGCCACGAAGAGGCTGAAAAGGCTTGCTATCGTCTAGGAAAGCCAATACAGCGATGGGCGGAGAGCATGGGCCTAATGATCTTCTCCATTCTCTCATTGAACTACGCCCCTCCGACGCAAAGCGTAGATTTCGTAAAGGCATCTTGGAAGATTACCCTTTGAGGGGACCACTGGGGCAGCCTGCTTGCGCCTATTGCGGGAAGTGGCATGAGAAGCTGACGCTCGATCACATTGTCCCCAAGAGCAAAGGTGGGCCACATTATGCAAAGTGGAACATGGTGCCAGCGTGCTTTTCCTGCAACTCTTCCAAGTCCAACTTGGCAGTATTGGAATGGTGGAGGCCGAAGCAACATTGGAGCGAAGAGCGTGAGCACATTCTGCTTTCATGGGTGCATAGCCATAGTTTTATCAGTGCTCATACTGACATTTCATCTTGGGAGGAATGGATGGAGCATTGTCAGCGAGTGGTGCCAGTGCATGACGTGCTAAAAGAAAAGACGGCTCAGTGGCCGTCTTTAATCCTCAAGGCTGGTTAGATCAACTCACTGGAGGAAAGTAGCCCTCAGGGGGGCCTTGCCTCACTCCTGCGCTCGGCAATGGACAGAAGCCATCTTTGCATTCCATTGCTCCGAAGGCTTGTTCGATGGCACTCTGCTCAGCCTCGACAGTACCGATGAGGCGATCAAGATACCACATGGCCTTGCGCAGATCCTCGGCTCCGTTTTTCTGCTCATAGCGCCACAAGTATTTCTGGCAGTTGCCTTTGAGGAAGCCTTTGAACGCCTCTGCGCTCATTGAGGCTTCCATCGCTTCAATACATTCAATTGTGCCGGAGGTGTAGTGGGAGGGATTGATAGGATCGTGCATGGTCAGAACTGATAGTTGTTTTGTTCAAAGGCACTGAACACTTCAGGGGCCACGGGCCTTGCAAGCGTTTGCAGCGATCTTGCATAAGCAGCAATTTCACTCTGAGCGCCCTTTTCAACGCGCAGTGAAATGAAGTGAAGCAGGGTCTGCAGAGAACATGTCCAGACAAAAGAACTGTACATGCAAGGCGGCAGCACTGCCCTGGCCTGCTCCTTGCTTACGCCAGCCAGCAGAAGCCCCTCATACGCCTGCACGCAGCCCTGCAAGGCTTGTGCATAGAGCTGCTGGGCCAGTGCCTCATCATTGCTTTCCAAGACCCCCTCAGAGGCTTGGCGGTTGCTCTTGCTTTGCTTGGCGAACTGCCTGGGCGTGTAGAACTGAGCATCCTCTGCTGAGCAGTAGCGGAAACTCTTTTCGTTCCACCCAAGCTGATCGTCAACGTAGGTGGAGGCAACTGTATGCTTCCACCATTGCCGGCAGATGAACAGCGGAGCCTTCACGAACCACTTAAACACCACCCCTCGGAATGGACTGGTGTGGTGCTCACGGGCTAGGTAGTTAATGAGCTTTTCATCGCGCTCTGTCCATTCTTCAGAGCGCTGCTCGAAGCTCTGCCTGGCGTCATTCACAACTGACAGGCTATTTCCCATTGAATCAACAAGCACCACCAGGCTCTTGCCGTCTTCAAGAGGATCAATGGAGGGGAGGGTCATTTGACTTGGAGGAATCGAACGGTTGAAAACACCAGAGCCCACTGCCAGATTGAAAGCGAGACGGGCAGACCGAAGAAGCCAGCGCATACTGACAGTGCATAACCGCCAAGGAACACCACAAAGATTGCGGCAATGACAGCGCTAGCTAGCTCGATGAGCTGGTCTTGAACAGACTTGGGAGCCATAACAGGACGTTGAGGCGCTGCTAGTGTAGAGCGCCTTTCTGGCCTTGACAACACCTCTGTCAAGCAAGGCTAAGCTGTTCGGCATTCCCCGTTGTTCTCAGCTCTGCTTTCGATAGCCTTGTCTGAGAGCGTTTGAAGGCAATGAAGTTCGCAGTGCCCATGCAGTTACAATGGAACGGTCAGCTTTGTACTGCCGTCATGGGACCGTTTGAGCATTCTGCTGAGCGTGAGTTTGCGCTTACTGTCAGCCGCAATGCCTTGAAGGATTGCAACGACCCGGCTCAACTCAGAGCAGTGGCAAGCAACTTGCTTGAGGGCTGGGCAATGATGAACACTGCCCTGAAAGAAACCATGCTGGAGAACATGCAGCTCCGCCAAGCTATTGGAGTGCGTGATAGCTCCTTGGAGGCTGCTGAAGCTCTGCTTTCAGAAGCTGTCACTGCTTTGCAGCAACATGAGAAGCAATCAGCTCCGTCCAGAAAAGGTCTTTGGCCATGGCGCCGCTGAGAAGAAAGATTGTCCAGCCTGAAGTATAAGCGAGATTGTATTTACGACAATCACGCTCATAGCCGCTGCCCGTAACATGACGGCCACGACTATAAACAGCACCTTGGATTTCGATGCCAGTGCGAGACTCGGGGTGAGCAAAATCGAGACGATAGCGTTTGGAACGTTTGCTTTTAGCGTAGCGTTGCTCAAAGTCAGCTTCCCAAGCGGGGATGTCTGAATACTCGCGCTCCAGTGGAATGCCAGTAGTCTTGTCCCACTGCTTGAGAAACTGATCTTCAAGGGCGCTCAAGGCTAGACCACGGCTTGCTGTACCTTAGCGCCTTGATCTTGATAGTGTCCAGTGTACGGCTTGTCCACTTCTCCGCAATGGAAGAACATCACTTGAGCAATACCTTCGTCAGCGAACAGACGGATGGGGAATGGGCTTGTGTTGATGAAGTTCATTGTCAAGTGGCCGCTCCAGCCAGGCTCAATGGGAGTGATGTTTGTAATCAGGCCCAGCCTTGCATAGGTGCTCTTGCCTTTCACGATGGCACCAATGTCATTGGGCATCGTAAACCTCTCCAAGCTCACTCCATTGCCAATACTGTGAGGAGGTAGTTCAAAGAAAAAGCCAAGTTCAGTGTGTTCTAACACTACTTCGTAGCTCTTCACTGCGTTGTTTTTAGGACAAAGAGCTTCTCCTTCCCGGAGAAACTGCAGCCCTTCAAGCACCAAGAATTGCTCAGAGGAAAGCCTAATGTCGTAGCCGCATTGACTGAGCCCATAGCTCACGGCCTTGTTGCCATTGGCTTCACGGCGCTTTTCGCCCACGAAGGGCATGAGAATGTCAAGCTCAGCGAGGGCGTTGATTTCTTTGTCGTTGAGGAACATGGTGGTAGAGAAAAGAAAAGGCGCCGAAGCGCCCCGTGATCATTGTCGGGATTGACTCAGAAGAGGTCGTCGCCGCCGCCGAGGGCTTCATTCACCCAGACAGAAGCATAACCCTTCGGACCGTCCTTGTCGCCCTTCACCTTGACACTGCCGGTGTAACCGGGCGCTCTGTCAGAAGATCGCTTGGTGTTTTCCCAGACTGCAACATCCAGGCTGTAGTTGCCGCGCTCGTTGGGACCGGCCGCCTTGAGCTTGTTGAGCACGTCAGGCGTGAGGTCGATAGCAGCGGTGATCGGGGGCCGATTGGCCATGGTGTTTCTCCGTAGGAGTGATGGTTTGCCCTTGCTCAGGGCTTGCCAATACTACCACCGCTCTTCCCCATTGCCTACCCCTTGTCTGCCGTCATGGTGAAAGCCTTGCTGCCGGGGTAGTGCTCTGCAAAGTATCGTTGCACAGTGTCCTGCATGATGCGCTGCTGTGCTATCAGCTCAAAGCCATCAAGATGCACCAACTGAAGACTTGGCTCGCTGTCCTTATCCTCGGGGTCAAAGCAAGCAATCACGCACCATGCTTCGTCAATACTGGTGCCATACATCTGCTCTGCGGCCATGGAATAGGCCCCAAGTTGCCGCTTGTAATCAGCAAGATGCTTTTCAGGCTTTTCCTTATAGCTGGTTTTCCAATCGACTAAGGCTAGTGAGCCATTGGACATTGTTGCCACCATGTCTAACGTGCCGGAATAGCCAATAGCCTGTTCTTGATCGTACCAAGCCACTGCACTTTCCACTAACACTGGTTGTTCAATGCCTTGCAAGAATGGTTCCACTGCTTGAAAATAAGGCTGCCAATCTGGCGCCTTTTCAAGATGATTTTCAATGTCTTCATCGCCAAACCAATCTTCAAGAATGGCATGAAGCCATGTGCCGCGATTAGCGGCAAGGCGAGTGCGACGATTGGCTTCCTCGGCTCCCACTCGCTTCCGCCAGTTGACTAGCGCCATGATCTTTCCCACTGGTGACATGGAGGAAAGCACTGTGGTGACTGAAGGCAGCACAGCCCCATCAGGGGCATTTGGGAACCCTGTGCAGCAGTAGTGCCTTTTGCCATTGATGCTGATACGCTGCGGCTCATGCCGATCTAGGGAAGTCATGGAAAGAGCTTCAAGACCGAGATCGTAGCAGGCTATGGCTTTCGCTTGCGGGAAATGGTTTGACTAATGGCATAGATGCCTCCATTGCACATCCAAGAATGAGTTTTATTGGCATCAAAAACCACTACGTCCCCTAGTGCCATTATTTTACGTTGCTGGCTGCTAAACAGCCATGGATTATCTACGCGCCAAGACAGTTCTTCGCTTTCCCTCTTCCTGTCAAATGGCTGCTTATGCAAAAGCCAAAAAGCAACCAGTCCAAGTCCGGGATCTTCATGGGGGCCGATACTTCCCTTGACGGCATTTAGCGTTGGTTCGTCCCATTGAGGATTTTCACGAACTACATACCCTGAGGTGTTTAACAGCCCAACGAGAGGCTTGCACACTTTTTCATCTACGCGCTCGCTAGCAATCTCTCCCAGTGGCACATCCCGCAACTCAACAGGACGAAAGGCATTGGTCTTGTAAAAAGATAAGGAAGCTGGCTGAATGTTGCCAATCAGTTTCATTCCTTCGCTCCATTGCGCCAGTTGTCTCGTTTCAGGCGATCAAGATTGAAGCCATCACGACGTTTGCCAGTTTCCCTGTCCCAGCATGTGTCGCAGTCAGGACACTGCCAAGCCACGGTAGCGTCGATTCGCTGGTCGTAAATAGCAACCACTCGACTAAACCATTGCTTGTTTCCAAAAAGATGCTGTTGCTCTAAGGGAATAGACTGCCCTTCCCATGAGCTTTCGCAGGCAGGGCAGTTTTGTAAAAGGGAGAAATCAATGGACATGAGTTTGCAGAAGGTGGCAAGGGCAGTCTTGCAATGGAGAACCATTTTCCTCCATTGCCACTGCCCCATTGAAACAAAGCGCAAGACTGGCTGCCGCCAGGTCTACTGCTTTCCCGCTTTCCACACCTCCACGCCTTTGATGGCTTGCTCGATGGTGCCTTCTGCAACGATGGCGCGGAGCTTGTCAATCTCTTCCGCCATCGCCTCCTTGGCGATGGTGACACCTGCCTCCTTGGCCCATGCCGTAACCAGAGAAGTTACCACGTTGGCAAACATGGCCGAGTCCTTAATGTCGTCGCCTTTGGCCAAGCCAAGAGCTTCAAGGGCGGCCTTGCCTGCTTTCAGAGAGGCAGTTTCCGTAGCGAAGCCAAGAGGGTTTGCCTTGCAGAGAGCAAGAAGGCTTGCCTTGCCGTCGAACTGGGCTGATGCGCTGGCGGGAGCAGCCCCGCTACTTCCAGCCTCTGCAGCAGGAGCATCAGCTTCCTTTGCCTTCGCACCTCGCCGCGCAGCCGGCTTCTGAGCTTCCTGTTGGAGCGGGAGTTTGGCAGGTTCCTTTTCATCACTCTTGGGAATGTCCTCTCCGGCATAGAGCTTCAGGCCCAAGCCAGTAAAAGTCGCAATACACTTCACGCTGGCTCGTTGGATGTTGTCGCTGACGGCGCGAGCATCGAGCTGCTGAAGAGCATTGTGCTTGTTGTCCATCAGCGGAAACACCAGCGCAGGAGTGCGTTTGATGCCATCAGTCAGGTAGGGGCGCAGAAGCCAGCAGCCTTCCTGTCCGAACACGGGCCAACCTTCAGAACGCTCCTCAAACGCGACGAACAGGCCAGGGAACTGTTCCTTGAGATAGCGGAAGGCGAACGGCCAGGACAGGTAGGACAGGCCCTTGTAGTTCTTCTCAACGTGCTCACCAATGGCAAGCTCGTAGGCAGCAGTGAACTGCTTTGCAGAAATCTCCAAGGGAGAGAAGATGCCGAGGCGACGCTCACTCAGGAGGTGCTCAGTGGCAGCAGTAACAGGAAGAGTCATGGAAGAAGGAAACGCTTGTGGATCGTAAAGCATGAGAGCGTGGTTCATGCTATGAGGGTGTGGTTCATGCGGCAGAGTCAAGCTCACTGTGGTTGTCATAGAAGAGAACCACCTTCTTGGTTTTCTCTCCTTCGTAAACAGTAAGGCTCTTGCCGGGGAGCGGCCAGTCTTCGACAATCCGCACATCAGTGATGCCTTCTGTGCATTTCTCGTCATACCCTTCTTCCAAGGCGCCAGGCTCAAAAGCCAAAATCACCTCAGCGTCAGGGCCGCATTCCGCGATGGCCTTGTTTAGCAGTTGCTGAAGCTCAGACAGTTTCATTGAGGGGGTCGGTGGTGGAGTGGTCAACAACGAGGCGCCATGCCCCGTTGCAAAGGGTGGCACTGCCTTCGTAGATAGGCGTGGAACGAATGAGGCGCTCCAAGGTTTCGCTCTTGGAGAGCCGAGCATCAGCGGCAATCGCAGCAAGGTGCTCATTGGCAGCGTCGCTGAGCGTAAAGTGACGCTTGTGCTTGCCGCCCTTGTAAGGGCTGATGGGCATGAGAGGCATCGGGGAACAGGGCCACAATAGCGGCTTCCCTGCCATTGTCCACACCATTGCCCATAAGCCTTGCTTATCAGCCATCCTGTTGACGCCCGTGGCATCATGGACATTGCCTCTCGCCATGTCGCGTGACGTTTTCGATCCTCGACTTCCTCGACCAACTGGAGCCCAGCAAGGAGAAGGGTAAGTTTCTGTGCCCTGCCTGCGGCGGCAATGACTTTTCAGTGAACAAGGCCACTGGCGCCTTCAACTGCTGGCACGATCCATCCCCTGCACATAGAGCAGAAGTGCGCGATGCGCTTGCCCCTTTGGTGCGATGGGAAAAGCCGCCAAGAGATCCGGGGGAATACACATTTCCTTACGAAAACAAGAAGCGCGAGAAGGTGGTCATCGTCAAGCGCAATGACCTTTCAGGCAGTAAGCAAATCTGGCAGGAGTTCCCCACTATTGAGCAGGGCAGCGCGAACCACAAAACGCAACTGCAAGAAGTAAAGGCATCCATCCTGCCTTACTACTACCACGAAGCCACGGAACTGAGCAAGAAGACTGGCCTGCCAATCTTCGTCGTTGAAGGTGAGCTGACTTGTCAGTCCGTATGGGCACTGGAGATCCCCTGTGTGACCTTCCTGGGCGGGTCGAAGCAGTATCGCACCAATGGTGACTACTCAACGCTCTTCAGGGGCTATCAGCTTGTGCTCTGTCCTGACAGGGACGAACAGGGTGTGGCCTTCATGGCTGAAGTAGCGGCTGATAATCCTGGCTCGCAGTGGCTCTATGCCGATCCTCGATCTTGGGAGTGGGACAATCTCCCATCGGGCAATGGTTACGACTTGGGAGATTACATTGGCGAGGGCGCAAGTAAAGACGACTTGCTTTCATCCATTGTCCCCAAGAACCGCCACGCGAATAGTGATGGCAAGCCTTCTTACGAAGAGATCATTGCCACCATTGAAAACTTTGTTGGCCTTTATGCTAACGATGCTCGCATTGCCTACGAAACTGGCAACTGGCTTGAGCAGCGTGGTGTAAAGATGGGGCAGCAAAACATTGACAAGATTGTAACGGAAGCTCGTGCCAGAGTGTATGGCAGGGAAGAGATTGAAGCCGTTGATGCTCTTACCATTGCATCTTCTGACGCCGCAAGAGAATGGCTTATTGCTGGCATTGTTCCGCTTGGTAGTGTAACCTTGCTTGCCGCAGAAGGGGGAGTCGGGAAAACAACTATGATGTACAACTGGGCGCTCAATGTAGCTCTCGGCCAGAACTGGAGCGGAAGAAGATGTATGAAAGGTAAGTCTTTGATCATCTCAGCCGATGAACCGCTCACTGATACCAGTGAGAAGCTGAGCATCATTGGCTACCAGGAAGCTGGATTGAATCCGGGTGACATTGTGTTTTGGGAGACTTGGCGATTCGCTCACATGCAGCAACTAGAGAACTACATTCGCAAGAACCGGCCATTGTTTGTAGTGATTGACAGTCTCACCGCTTGCCTTGCTGGGATGAATGTCGATCTCACAAAGAGCAATGCTGGTGATGTGCTCTACGGCTTGCGGGACATGGCAAACGACTATCGCTGCTCCATTGTCATTCTCCACCACTTGAACAAGACTGGAGGGCTGCGAGATAGCAGCAGCTTCAAGGACAATGTAAGTGAAGTTGTGAAGCTCTATCGTCAAGAGAACAACTACAACCCCAATCAGTTCGTTCTGGAATGGTTAAAGAGCCGCAGCGGACTGGCTGGCAAGCACTTGCTTCAGCGTGATTCGCTGAACTAT